GTGTTGTGAATCATCTGACCCCCAAGCGTATTACATGTATGGGTAATCATATCGGGCGCTTTGTGCCATACCTGATTGACGGGATCGCCGCACTCGGGACAGACCTTGGGGAGCGGATCGCCGACCTGTCTTGTTACGTTGAATTCGTGCCGGTTTTCGACACATACGAAATAATTAGTTACTGACATTTACCACCCACCCATTTCATCCCTATCCATATAACCGTAAAACCTATCCTCAAGTCTTCGCGGTTTATAATATTGTTCTTTAAGATTTAGATACTCTTCCACAGCCTTATCTCTCACTATATCAGATTTCTCGAAATTTACAATACCATAATTCTCGCTGGACGCCACAATCCGCGCGATTTCCAGGAGGGCGCCTTGGTGATGTTCCGGAAGGTCCGATTGCGTTGGATCACCATTGAGAACGTACTTAGCGCCCTCGCCCATTCTGGTAATTAACATATCAAGTTGTTTTTCGGTAGCGTTTTGGAGTTCGTCGGCGATCACGAATCTATGTTTGAATGATCTACCTCGCATATGCGCGAATGTTACTATATCAATTCTTTCGGATTTAAATTTCTTCGCGTCTTCCGGATTCTCGATAATATCGTCGATAGCGTCCCAGATAGGCATTAAAAAAGGATTTATCTTCATTTTAAAATCACCCGGCAAAAAACCCAACTCTTCACCAATTGCTTCGCGTGCCGGTCTACAGACGAGAATCTTGTCGAATTGACCATTTAGGACTCCCTGGATACCTAGCGCAACCGCTATAAAGGTCTTGCCGACGCCCGCGTAACCAATTCCTATGGTGGTTCTTTTAGACAGGATCGATTTGATATATTCCTTCTGATGTAAATTCTGTCCCGTTATTGATTTATATTTAATTTTCTTTTCGGGCTCAACTAATTTTTCGGCTTGCTTGGCTTCCCAGACATCGATAATTTTGCGCTTTGCCATATAAAGTTCCCGAGGATGTTTTACTGTTTTCACCCTGCGCCGATTGCGCCGGTTTCCGTTATATCTCATATCTATAATACACCCGCTAAGGCGTGTAGACGTGGAAGTCGATGGGTTTGTGGACGATGCAATGTCTCAATATTTTCTCTACCTTGCCCCAATCGCCACCCCCAAGTCCGCATCCCATCTTAGGAATACTAATAGACTTATATCCATGACGTTCACAAAAACAACATAATTCTATAAATATTTTGTAAAATGCATTGTAGTCATTATAATCCCGGTAGCGCCCGTAATGTTCCTGGGTACAGCAATTTGCAATCCATTTATTATCGATCCAACAATATTGAATATCGCCCGGACTCCAACCGGGATCAATACCATATTTCAGGTAATCCGTCTTAACGTCGGGATATCGATCCGCGATCTGCTTGGCGAGCCCCGCCCCGAATTTATTCTGTGCATTGACGCTGTGAGCGATGATCGGTTCGGGCGCATCTAGCAAATCACCAGATTTATATACTATCACATCAATCTCCTAACCTTATCCTCAATGGACTCATGCTTCGCCAAAACCGCGTACATCCGATTCATGAGAGTCTTGGCTAATTCGAAGGCAACCTTGTCGGCTTCTTCCTGGGAGACGATGGATTCCGCGTAGATACAACCCCCCGCAAAATTATCGTAATCAACGTAAGGATAATCCGAAATAACAATGCTATCCTCTATTTCATCGTTATAACGCTCAATTGTATTATTAATAACGTCTATAGTCGTAGTATAAATGGTCATAATTTTCCTTTATTTATTACTCCAAAGAACCTCTATCCTATCCGATTTGCCGTTCTTGCCCACTCCACCCATATTAATCTTGCAGGGCTTTTCGCAACGATTCCAGCCGTCTAGAGCCGATTCGTAGATGGGATGGCTGTAGTGAGAGATTAAAATTTGCGCCCTACTGCCCTGAACCGTATTTAACATAGATATATGATCGTTTTCACTAACTTCATACTTGTAAAGTTTTTTGGTCGTTCTCTTACCCATTAAATAAGGATAATCTATATAAATACAAACATTTTCATCATGGCGGAATTCCCCAAGCAAGTCGAGCGATTGCATACAACGAAATTCTATATCTTTTATACGATCTGCGAACGCCGAGAATGTCTCCTGGACGTTTTTCCAACTAGAGATATGTTCCGGCATTCCACGCCGCGTGCGGGGCGATGTCATGTAGTATTCGCCGTTGCCGTCACGGCTCATACGATTCCGGACTAGGAACTTGATCGCCGCTTCCGTTTCGTCAACTGGACCGGAAAATTTATAATCGCACGCCCATTCGAATGATTCCTCGCTGTATTCTATATCCTGGATAGCCTCTACAATATTACCCGCATGACGGTAAAAATTAATCAAATCGTCATCAATATCATTACAAACCTCAATCTCCGATTTTGGTTTACCTAATGTAACGTTGAGTCCCCCGCAGCAGAGATCGACCCATATTTTATGAGGCTTGATCTGTTCCGAAATAAATTTCTGATGCGGACCCTTCCCGCCGTTATAACGCAGGGGACTTTTCATTGGTCTACATACCTCTGATGATCGCAATACGCGCAACGCTCTTTTTTCCAATAGGTAGTTTCTTCGTACCCGCCGCCGGAACTACCGTACTCTACAGTTTTATATTTATGTTCACATTTATCTTTTATAAACTTAATCATATTATTACCCAATTCGATCATTTTATGCGCGAAAGCGATTTCGGGATACAGTTCGGATTCCGGCTCTTTGTCGGGATCGGCACCTTCTCTCGGGAACTTATGTCTCTTGCCGCATTGGCTACACTCCCATTCCTCCCACCAAACCTTGTCGCCGCTCTCGTAAGTTCCGTCTCCGACACTCCATCGTTTTCTAAATACGTAGGTATGATGACAACTAACGTTAGTATTTTTCAAATCTTGTAATGTTTCGTTTAAAGAAATCATATTTTCACCCCATTTTGCTTCGCGGCTATACCTACCTCTTCTATTAATCTTATCTAAAAAATCGTTGTCAATCAGTGATTCTCTGTCGTCATTATCCCAATAATAGCTACCCGATCCGGAATATACGTCACCCATTGTTTTCCTCGTTTAACGATTGATATTGGCGTAACACCTTCTCCAGATGTAACTTATCCATGACACGCCCGGTCGTATTAACCCGTAGGAATAATCTCATCGCGTCCTTGGTGGAATAATTATCGACTTCGGCGACATTGATACCGTAATTCATGAACTGCCATCGATCGCCGTCGCACAATTGATAGAAGTATTTTCCTTTATAGATAAACTTATTCTCGTAAAAATCGAGGATGGCGCGGCATCTCTGCTTGCCGTCGATGACTTCGTAAAGGTATCCCTGGTCCATGTTCTCGCGATTTATTTCCAATTTATTAAATAGGAATTTTCCTATATCTAGATAATTAAAAATACTATCGATTAATTCTACCTTGTCGGATGCCTCCCAGACGTGACCGCGCTGATAAGGCGGGTCTTCGTTGACGCCAAATCTGTAATACTTACTAAAAATGCAACTGAGATGTGTTTTAAAATAATCGATATGGTCGTGGCGTTCGGGGAATAATGGTCTTATTTCATCCTCGAAATCATCGTATGGATATATCGAGTTCCAATAAACGTAATCATCTTGTTCGTACCATACGTTTTTACCGTAATTAGAGCGATAGCCCTCGGTGTGAATTTTATAAATCAACCCATCATCTAATACTTCCGAGACGACTGTGTATTGGTGCGCGCCGAACGAAACCCGGTCCCCAACCTCGAAGCGATACTTAGGTTCATCTTTGGGGTAATGATGTGTACGTAAATCGTTCAATTCGCGGTCCAAAACATCTTTTTCTCGCCGTTTCTCTTCCGCCACCTTGCGGGCGCTTTTTTCAGCTTCAGTCAGTTTTTTGCGCGGCATCGATAACCTCGTCGAAATCGCCTTCGGCGTAACGTTTGAAATTCATCATACAATCAGTCATCTGGGAATATGTCTCATCAGTAATCGATCCTTCCGAGTTCAAAAACCCGAGAAAGAACATCAATTTTTGCCACGCTTGCCAATTATCTAACATAGTTCCTTCCAATCCTGGATTTCGATCCCCTCCAGATATCCCGTCCGCGTCATGGTGAGGATCAATTTCCCGATAGCTTCCTCAGCGGTCGCGCCGTACTGTTCGGGCAATTCGTAATCGGCTAAAGCCGCCGAATAGTTGAATTTATAATCCTTGCCGGTTACATGCGTAGCATGATGATTCGTAACTTTTATTTTTAACACGATGCTTGCGGTCCATAAGAACAAATTATTTCTGGTCTACCAAATTCATATAATTCCTGCCTATTTAAATCCATTTCTACTTTTACATATCCATCACAATCAGTCGCCGCACATGTTACTTTATGAGGATTTGGGTTCGATACCATAATCGCGGGACCGCTACAAACCGCCGGCAACGCATTCGGGATAGACTTCTGTAATTCCTCTAAACCCTTGGGCAAACCTAGCGTAGTTATTTTACCATTGCGTTCGGGCGTCACTTTGTTCAAGACTAGGGTGATGTGATCTTTGATGATCTGAACCTGAACTTCATTCAGCGTTTTTGGGTCGCCAATCTCCATAAAGCCTTGTAGCCAATAACAAAATTCAATTGCTTGCATTTTTTAACTCCGACAAAATTTTACCATGATATTGTTTTGGTTCGCGGTCATCATTCCAGGTAGTAAAGGGTAAATAGCATCCGTATTCTTTAAGTAATTTACAGAATTCGTAATCGCAAGCCTCTGGATATAGCCGCTTGTTTGGAATCCAATCTTTTGGATTATCGCTAGCACAACGAAAATCGTGATATTTTAATATATCTGGATAATCGTACATCACGGCATGAATTTCACCATCTTTCAAATATACATGCCAACTATCCCTCTCGCAAGTATATCCCCAGAGAAGAGTTCTTTCGGATTGATCTTCCAAGTCGTCAATCCCCAATATCGGCTTCGTTTGCCACGTTTCTTTGAGGGATTCGAATTCTTTTTTATTCATGCTGATCTGCAACCATTTTACACATTTCTATAAAATAATTGGAGAATGCGTTATGTTATTTCACAAGAATGACCTTGGCATGCTACCTCGCCCTGCAAGTCGGTTTCGTCTTCATCTTCCATAATTTGAGTTAAATCTATCTTTTTAAGATGATTAACCATCTCGTTATATCGATCTTCTGTGATTCTTTCGAATGGAGCCTGTACGTAACTACCCCCAGAGTAAGGCAATACGGAAAGCCCGCTGTAGCATTCCCGATTCTCCCACATCCAATCACCGACCTTTTTCCACTCATCTTCCTTTATTGATATAGTAGCACTTACGTTATGAGAATCATTTCCATTTCGATGACCAGTTTTCACCCAATTAATATTGAATCGTTTAACTCGTTCTAACAAATCAATAACATCTTCATCGCGGAAAATAGCGTCGTCGGGCGCCTTCTGGGGTACGGAAATGACAGCCTGGATAGTGGGCTTGAAATAATCGTCCTCGACCAACTCGGGGTGATTATCAACCAAATATTTATAGATAGATTCGTTTTTACCGACTCGAATACGTCGAATATAATACTTACTATGCCACCCGTGAATACCGGAGGAACAGCCCAATACCAGAGAACTTGTGCCGGACGGCTTGACGGTAGTGACACGCGCCGCCTTATTGATACCTATGATTTTAGCAACTCTTTCGTTCTCGTCAAGGGCAACCCGCGCTGCTGCAATCTCGTCCAAGCCTAGGATAGCGCCACTACAAATTCCAGTAATGCCGATACCTAGAAGACTTTCCTTTTCGGTTGTACGGCGCCAAATATCTCTTAAATAATGAAAATTAGTATAACTAGCTTGTAACGTACCAATAAATGAGGCGGCTTTAGCACGAGCATTGAAATCGGTTTGGTCAACAATATCATTAGCGTTGATTTCGCAGAGATTACAAAATTGGAATGGACGTAAACCTATTTCCCCGCAAGGGTTGCGTCCCCAATCCTTATCATTGCTAAATAAAATGCCGGGCTCGCCAGAATTAGATTTTTCGATTTTATCCCAAAGTCCAAGAAAATCATTTAATGTAATTTTATACCTCAGTGCGACGGCGCTATTATTGGCACGACCGCGTTGAGGGTTCAATTCCCACCATTCGCCAAATTTGCAAGTTGTCATATCTTCATCATCAAACGAAAATAACGCAATTAGTGCGGCGCGCCTAATACCTCCAGACAATACAGCGTCAGCAAGGAAACATTGAATATCATGGCACTGTAAAGTTGATAACTGTTCTCCGTCTTCCACAGAGTCGAGTATTTTTGTTATATTATGAATACAGTCTTTTAGAGGCTGTGGTCCCGGCGCTCTTCCGCCACTGGTTACTAATAATGCGCCCTTGGAACGTATATCACTATAATCAAATTCTGGTGTGGACAACCCTTCAAAATAACTGCGCATTAATACTTTTATTGCATCTGCCCAACCTTCGATGGAATCCCCGATGAGAAATCGCTTTTTGCGATCTTTACGAGGTTTCTTGATAGGGGGAAGTTTTTCGACGTGATGCTTCTGAACTGAATACCCAACGCCCGTTCCGCCCAACAGTAAAAACATCGTCTCGGAGAACGCTCTATAATCATCGACCGGCAAATAAGCGCAATTATAACATCGATTAGGACTTATTTCTATGGGCTTGCCACCAAATTGTAATGATCGCATCGACGGAAGAACTTTTTTATCATATACATATTTATATGCTTCTACTATTTCATCCTTAAGATCAGGAAATTTCTTAAGATGCATCTTCTTATTTCTATCAACGATCTCCTTCCAAGTTTCACGCCGCTTCTTATGTTTTAAATAACGTGAATATTTCATAAAAACCGTTATATCCGATAGAATCTGAACCGACTTATCCATAATTACCTCAATCAATACTAAAGTCTATTTCTTTAAACCATGTTCGCACCCTACGAACCGGAATTATAAAACTAATACCATGATCATTCTTATCGGAAACAACGCCGATGAATTTACCCTCTTTATCGTAGGCTCCCGCGCCGCTACTGCCGCCGAACTCCACCAAGGTCGTCTGATCTCTCATCATACCGGCGCCGATATCCCTGTCAAGGTAGGATATATGACCAGTTGTAAACGATCCCGGGAATACCGACTTCATGTTACCCAGATGGAACACTTCGCTTCCTACGTCAGCGAGTTCGGCGGAAAGGATTGTGGTTGCCTCTCCGAACGGTTTCTTTGTCTCTAGTATTGCTAGATCGTAACCGCCGTCTCTGGGACTGTAATGAATCACGCGCGCCGTGGTGTTGTGTCGCCGGATATGTTTCCCGCCACGCCGGATATCTTGATAGACTCTAACGGGGTAGGTCTTTCCGGACGTATCAACGCCAGCCACGACATGTCCGCACGTCAAAATCCAGCTACGTTGTTTATCGGATTTTATGATGGCGCCACTACCAGCCGCATTCCGGGTAATCACATTCGCGGAGGTATTCTGTAGCTTCAGCGCCAAGGTCGTATAATCCTGCGCGTTCGCTATTGTCGCGCAAAATAATATAACTATCCCCGCCAAGATCGTTCTTACGGTACGCTTCATTGTTGAGACTCCCGGCGAAAGCCGTAATAATATCCATACCAACATAAATATCGTTAACAAAAGGGTTTGTATTATTAAGTAATACTATAGCCGAATCGAAATTTTGATCTTTTATAATTGTATAACTAGGTTTAAATATGGGGTTTGGACCTAAAGAACATTCGCCAGAATATCGCTTCAACGGTGTACCTAAACTGTATCCATTTACGAATACGTCTTCGTTTTTATTGACGGAACCCATCATACCCAAAGACCCCAGAAATCCGCCGATCGCACTTCGCCGATTAAGCATCCGATGTCTCCGGCAATAGAGCATTCCATCCTAATAGAGAATTAATTTTATCTTGATTTAATTGATTATAAGAACACGGAAGGTCTATAGAAATTTTACATTGTATGGGGAATGATACGCTACCTTGATACGGTCCCTTTACTCCACGATCTAAAAAGTACAAAAATGTGTAATTATACCATTTATCGTACATATTTAAATCTGTATATTTCATCAATTTTGGCGGATGCTTTAAAGATTTAAACGTTTTTAAAAATTCGTACATCGCTGATTCATATTCATTCAGGTCTTCCATCGATTATCTCCCGGCATAGCCGGATTAAGTCCTCGTAACGATTTTCCGTATAATAAGTTCCGGACACGCCGGACAGTCGGTTCAGGCTAAAGCCTAGATGATGAATAATTCCAATTAATTTTGTTTCCGTCATATCGGGAATATTCAATTCGGGCAAACCCAAACCGACCGCTAATGGTCAATATAGCCCTTCGGGCTCATAATAGTTATATTCATCAAGAACCATTACGCCGTCATAGGCGATGATGCGCCGAAGTTGTTCGTTGGATAGTTGTTCCAGACCGCGGCGCAACTTGAGATATCTCGGATCAGTCTTCAACCTTGTCTACCTTGATGAGATACTTGAATTCAGATTTCTGGGGGGATTTCTGCATGAATGCGGCAAACGCGGCGCCGGCATCCTCGATTGGAAGTTTCTTAAGTTCTTCATCTGTGGGCATTTTCACATTATTATCTAACGCCCACTCAACCTTAGCGGACTTCGCCCACTCGCGCATGCGGCGGATAGGTACTACTAGATTATAAGTTTCTCCCGCGCCGCGCACGAGCATTGCGCAGTAACGACCATCATCCTTGAGGAACACGCCGCCACCACTTGACCCGGGGAATGCGGTGCAACTCGTCTGATCGAAGATTTTCTTATTGAGAAGTCTGCCGACCTGAGAGATGGACCCACTCGTCAGAGAATTAGATCCATTAATACCCAAAAGACTGCCGACATGATAAAGTTGCGTGTCCAGATCGGGAACCTTATCTTCTAGGTAGAACTTGACGGAAGGCGACTGGAATCCCTTCTGACGGAGCCTCATCAGCGCCAAATCCTCGCCGTTGTCCGCATCGCTGTATCGGATAATCTCGGCATCGATCGACATTTCGCCGACGGTTCGACCATTTTCGACGAAAACCTTAACAACTTTTGCATCATCGAACTCAATGAGAGTGCGCGGAGTCCCCGTCGCCGGGTCGATTACATTGCGAGTGTGTCGAAGTCCCGCAACAACATGCCCCGCCGTCCAGGCGAAGGTATTACCGTCCCGCGCGAATAGTACACCGCTGCCCGAAGACCCTTCCGCCTTGATGGTTACGGAAACATCCTGGAGTTCCTTGATGAGTTTTTCCTTCGGCGTCTGCGCCGCCGCGAACGTCGGGAATAGCATCGCCATAACCAAAATTAGTTTCTTATACATGAATCCATTCTCCTCGAAAAAAGAGTTCCGCGCCGATTTCCTCGTCGCAAAGTTCGTAAATAACGCCATGTTCCTGAAACATTTGTAATCCCAATTCGATAGATTCTCTCCAAGAATCGGAAGATTTATCGAGAGTAGATTTTAGTGCGACTACTCTTTTAATACCAAAATCAATTAAATATTTACTACAATTCGAGCAAGCCGCCCAACTCGCATAAAGCGTTGATCCGCGCGTACTGAATCCGAATTGTGCCGCCTTGGATACAGCGCGGATTTCGGCGTGACAGATTCGCTCACGCTTCAAATCCTTCGGATGTAGCACGATTCTAGTATCGCCCGGGAAATCATTCCATGCACGCCCTATGATAATATCATTACTGGTTAATATAGCGCCGTTTTTAACGCTGTCGTCTGGGGATAATTTAGAGACTATGCACGCGAGACGTAAAAAGTCTTTATCTAGTTCGTTTATCATATTAATCAGCGAAGCTGCCCATAACCAAAGCATCCGCGTCCAATTGCTCATCCTTCTCCATCTGTTTCTTAACGCATACACAGGCTTCGCGCCACCTTACAATAGATTCCTTGACGGGTCCGAATCGCGGTTCTCCCCGCTTCTCGCCGCGAATGTTTCCGCGCTTGTTAAGTACAGCCTCAAATCCCGTCACGACGGGAGTTCCTTCGAGTTCCACCCATCCCTTATCCCGGCAATGTCGGCACTTGGGTTGTTTAGATACTTCGCCGTTCCATGTTTTACGGCGATTCCTCGCCGCGTAATACTCGCATAATTCTTGGGTAATTTCGCTGTTGCGCGATTCCATTAATCCATCGGTATGCCAGATAATATAATTACGACGCTTAACGGGAGCTAGATTCGAATCCTTTTTCATATTAATATTTATCCTTTTACAACGCAATTGATGATGTCGCGGATTTCCGAGTCCTGAGCGGTTTCGCCCGCCTTCAAAAGATTGTCGTAAACGACGCTCACGCGACTCTTTAGGTCACTCCTATCGAATGAAAATATACTATTGCTCAATACCTGTTTCACCGCTTGTCGAACGTATAACCACAGCCACCATCGATCCAACATATTCGGTTGATTCGCAGTTCCCGCATTAAATCTTGAACATCGATTCACAAGTATCTTGAGGACTAATTCTATCACAAGTATCGTGATCGGGTCAAGTTCAACCGTGCCGTCCACCGATGCAATTTTCGTCGCGTAATCGCGTAGTTTCTCCATCCTATGCCTCCGGGCGTATTTTAGTCGTAGATGGTTTATTAATAATTTGAGATCATTCAATAATTCACCTACGACCGTAGGGCGTTTATTTACTTCATGTATATCCTACACAATTTGGATCGTAATACTGATAAGGGTTGTAATAGTATTGATAAACCGGCTGTCGCCGAACTGGCGGGGCTTGCCTTGGGGCAATATCGACAACCTTTGATTTCGGCGGCTTCGATACCGACCTGACAACCTTCGGCGGCGATTCTACCACAGGCGCGATCGCCCCGCCAAGGTCAAAATTGTGTTTTTCTACACCTGTAATATCAGTTTGATTTAATAGTGTAGACAATAATATAATCGCGCCGAATAACATTAATCGCCACCCAAATCAAATAGGGCTTTATCGATTTTGTCGCTTAGATCGGGAAAACCGTCGAATTCCGTGAACGCCCAGGAATCGCCCGCCTTCAACATGCTGTCGATGACTTCCGCGCGGGCTCGGATGACCCCGATGGGCAAATCGTCTCCAGTATCAAAATCTTTCATATGTTCAAACATATCTCCCCAACTATTAAGAATGATTCCATACGGAGTCTTGTAAGAATTATCCACGCCGATGAGACACATCTGATGTCCCCAAACGCCCTGCGCCGCCATAAATCCCTGTGAGTCACAACGATATGAAAAACCTTGATTACTTGCAATAGTTACGGGGGCGCCGGTGTCGGCAACCGCGTTTACGGCGTCGTCCCAATTATCGATTTTCGCCGCAGAGACGAGTTTGTATTTCGAACAAGTATCCTTATATTGAGACGGTGGACCGGAAGCGCCCCACTGATGCGCGACCGAGCCCGAATACTTGGGAACTCCGTCCTCATCGGAGAACAGGATTCCGTATTGCATGCAGGCATCCTTAACCGCCGCGCCGCTACAACCGTCGCCTCTGCCGAACATGCCGCGCGCCACCCAGACCCGACCGGCACCATAAATCCAGGGAGGATAAACGGGTCGGAATTTCTCGCTCTGATTACGTAACAAAATACCCGTACATGTATTATATTCAATAGCGTTCTTATCGCCGAAACTCGTACAGTCGCCGATTTCTTGGGCGTAATTGTCGGTATCCTTGCCGAGCACCTTGCGGACGATATCGTACAGCATCCGTTTCTTGCCGGCGGCGCTGCGTGCCTGCCCGCGAATAATGTTCTTGTATTCCAGGTATGGATTCTCATCTAGGTATTTCTTTACGGCGTCTGTGCCAACCCATCCATTTATAGAGCCGTTTTCATATAACTTATGAATTCCCATATTATTTCACCTTCAATAAAGCCGCGCTGATATCTTTAAATAATTGACTGAAATCGTCGATGGTCTTCAATTCGCCGGACTGAAATTTGCCGTATAACCAATCCTGTAGGGGACCGCTTCCGCCCGTACCGAACCATGAATCCAGCCGCTTCGGGTCGATGCCGGCGCCGGTTAATTTCGCGTTGTTGGTATCATGAGTATATTTGAGTAGACCCTTAATACCCGTGTTATTGGGGGAGTAGTAGTGCGCGTGGTCGGCGCTGTCCGCGAATCCTGCCGATAGTGCCTGCGCCGCCGCAATCCTAACGTCGCCCGACACGTATTGAGCGAATGAATTCATAATAAATGTTTCAGTGGCGCTGAGGGGCGCGGGCGGATCGGGTGGCTTGGGAGGTTCAGGGATATTTACGGAAACGGTTTGATCGGAATGAATTTTCTTGGTGATGATTTTATCGTTGACGGCGTAGTCAAGACTAATATCTAGACCAACATCTATAGTAGGATTCTTGATGCCGGCTCCGAAGAATACGTTATCGCCATCTTGATAGAAATTCTTATTTTTGATATCCCATTTAACAGACTTATTTTTTACATATGTGGGATAATCATCTTTCAGGGTCGGTTTCAAGATGACGAGTTCTCCCGCGTCGATCGGTTGTTCCGCGCCGGCGACGGTGACTTTCGGGTCGAGAACCCCCTGAACGGGAACTAGTTTGTCTTCCATGATCGCGATTACGGGGTCGTCTTCCGACTTCGGCGACGGCTTGGGCGCAGGCGTCGGGACAATTTGATTCTCAGTATGTTTAGGCAATGATACATTTACTGATACATGATTAACCAGCAATGTAAATATTAATGCCGCACTTCCAATAAGATCGTGAAGTTTCATCAGTCACTCCAAAATAAAAGCCGCCGAACGTGAATTCGACGGCTCTCGTTAAATAATCCTAATAATTAAGTTATGACGCGACAACTTCTGACGTTAGGGCGAGTCCGGTCGGAGCCTCGGGAGCATTGAGGGAACCAATGTCCAGGACGCCATGAGCCGGCGCGCTGACGAGACTGCCGTTCGACGCGGTGACATCCATTTCAATATGAGTGTTCTCATCAACAACGAAATCGTAACTCTCGACATCGGGGGCGATATCCTCATCCTTAAGGACGGTGCCGTTGACGGTGACTTTGACGTGCTGGGAAACAACTCCCGCGCTGACTGACTTGACCCAGGTTGCGGTAACTTTTGCTTGATTTGCCATCTTAGAAATCTCCATTTTAAATTTGGTAACTGACTTTGGTTTGCGAAATCTTACAAAGACCCAAAAAATATAACCATAAAGAAAAATTGGAATCCACACAAATTACACCTTTTAATCGTTGTGTCCTGAACCCTGCCCGGTCCTGTGAAGGTAAGCGGTAACGAACGTGACGATGGCTACCTCAATATTGGTAGCGATATCGGTATTCTGATGATAATTTTCCAGCACGCCCTTGATGAAGTCGTGCAGGTTGCCTCCCCCAAGGAAGAAGATCGACCCGAAGGCGCCGGCGAGCGCCAGTTCCTTCCAATTGATCGCGCCGGCTTTAGAGTCGGCGAGCGGCTTCCAGAGCATAGCAAAAATTTCACCTATATTCATATCATACCACCTTAATTAATTTCAATACCCACGTAGCTATATTAGTATTATTCAATGCATCATATATAAAAACAGCGGCTAAAACACTAACTCCGCACGCTATAAGAATAGAATTTCTTTTAATTTTAGCCTTTTCAATATCCACCGAATCAACCTGATCGGCGATTTTCTCAATACGTTCGGAATTGTGGCTGATGGTCTTCTCGATAATATCCACTCTTGTTAGGAGAGGTTTCTGACCATTTCCAACGATTACGACTTGATTGAGGCGATCCACCGTTTCTTTAATACCCTTCAAGAGCACCGTTTGTTCGCGCTGACTGAGATTAATTTCGTTAACGGTTTTCGATAGCGCATCGTAACGATCTTCATGCATGGCGTATCGCCTCCATATATTTTAATGTGGGAACAGACTAAGGATTAGCCGTTCTTTGCGGAATAATTGCCGGTCGTCGGACGATTCTTGCTGATTAGATAGGTAAGATGACCGGGGACGGATCGGGACGGACGCGCCGCGATGTCATTGCCGAATTGATCGACCGAAACGCGCGGGTCTGATGTCGGGTATCCAGTTACATAATTATAAGTAACGCTGCTAGAAGTGTTGTGAATAGTATTATTATGTTCGTTGTAGGCGATCGACTTGCGATGACGATTGGCGGGGGTGTTCAGCAGGCTGGTATTGCTGATTCCGGCGATCTTCCGGCAAGTTCCGCGTATCAGGATAGTCGTCCGGTCGCTCATCGATTGCGTGGCGAAGGGCGAATTGCTCGAAACCGCATACGCCGTCATATTCAGGGCGCGCTCGTGGATCGGCTTGATGACGTGGACCCGACCGCCGTTCGAATCGCGATAACCCAAAAACGCCCGACCGGGCGCGTTTGTGACGACGCTGCCGCGCACGGTGCCCAAGACGACGGTTGCGCTGTTATTTTTCTTGTTCGCTACGCCGTTAACATAGGCGAGTGTAATTTTTGCCATATATATTCTCCTATTAATTTTGAGACATATACTCAATATACACTCTTAGCCTATCATGGATCGCAATTTTTCGAGTATCTGATTCTTGCGGCGGCGCATCGTGTCCTTACTCAATTTTTGCAATCTTCCCATTTCGGATAATGAATATCCCTCCATGTAATATTGACGTATAAATTCAATCTCCCAATCATCCAATAAATAAACTATATTATCTAATTTGCCGAAATTATCTATATTAACTTTGCGGGTCTGTATCGACTTTAACTTGGATCGTTTCTTCTCGTTTACTTTGTAGTCATGGACGATTTTGCCGCAGTTCCATTTGATGCGATGACATATATATGTGGTTATTTTCCCGGTCCCGTTGAAATCCTTCAAAGCCTGGCAGATTCCCAGATTGATACAATCTTCGATATCGGATTCGTCCAGGATGCGACGGTACTTTTCCGTGATAAATTTAGATAATCTGATTATATCCGGATTATTTACAGCTTCTTCAAACGTCATAAACTACCTAACAACATATCTTCCAAATCTTTACGGACTTTCGGAGAATCGAACAACTTGCCGACGCCGATGATGGCGGTGTACCTCTGGAACGGTGTGGCGACCTCGATACCGGGGAACTTCTCGATCCGGTCCCAGAGCGGAACCAAATCAAAATTCGTGATCATCCACCAAAGCGGACGTTCGGGAAGTTTAAAAATATGTTGATGTTGACGATATACCTTGATGAATTCCTTCATGGCGGGATTCTCGTCTTCGTCTTCTTCCTCGTTATAGTCCGGATCGTCCTGGAATTCCATGACGTGCCACTCAATCTTGCGGGAAGATACCTCATCATAAACTGCGCTAGTAATATGTTCCTGTAACATGTCGTTGGCGGCTTTATTGGCGTCCAGAATTCTCCCCGCCGTGTCGTAATCGCCGCTGCGTTCCGCCTCCGTGACGATGGATTCTTCGAAATAGTTCCGCAACATGCCGTGACCGGCTAGAGATAAAACCTTACCATAGATATCAACATCTACATTTTTCGTCCATTGAGACTTGATAGTGATATTTTCTTCGCCGATATCAATTACAATTTGATTCTTGCCGCGTTTCGCTCGGGGTTTGGGTGATTCTTGATTCATTATGGCGCAATTCTTCCATTTTTAATAAAAGCCTGGTATGTGACCGGCATCGATGATTCAAAAATACTTTCCAATGCTACCGCATATTGTCGAATCTCTCGTTGAGCCTGTTCGCTATTTCTAAGGGATAGGAAATTCATAAGGGCGCGGGCATTGGTAGAAAAATAAAATTCGCTATAAATATTAACAGGTAAAAATAACCTTGCAAGTTCTTTCGCGACTCCATGATTGATCGCTCGCTTGTATTCTATATATGCTCGTTTACAGAACTGACGAAGATTATCACAAAATTCTTCTGCTGTGTCAATATCAACATCATCAAATTTATAGTGACCCGGTTTCCCGACTTGTTTCCGCACATTTTTTAAATCGGGGATGTAAAATTCTTCTTTAAGTTCGGAATAGCGGGCGCTCCACTCATTATAAGAATTTCCTATGCGATGCCTCATCCATTCACGTACAACGAAAATAGGTGCCTTAATATGAAACCTGAAAAAATTACTCTCGAAAGGAGTACCATGCTTATTTTTTAAAAGATAATTAATAAGTCCAATTTCAGCCTCGCCAATTTGGTCTGACCTCTTATTGAAAGAAACTCGCGCGCTGTTGACGACCGATAAATCATCAGCCTGTGCGGCGTCAAGTCTTACAAATCCGTGATCCAGGACGGAGATTTCCATTATAAACCCTTAATCTGATAATATAAATCGTGCGCCATACTAACCACCAGAAGAAAAATCAGCGTAAAAATAATGTATTTAAATATTTTCATTATACAAATATCTCCGAATTAGTCAATCCTTTTCGCGTCTGGCAAAGCAACCATCCTATATTATTATCAAGATTATCTGCGCAAAAATCACATAAATCTATACTTCTAGTAAAATTATTCTTATCAACACTTTTTGGAAATTGGAAATTTTCACCGTCGAAGCATCGAACCGTACCCAAGAAGTATCTCGACACCACTACCTTTTTGGGGTCTTTACAGTAATCACATAGTAGCATTTATCGACTCCAAACTGGAATAATAGAGGAATTTCTTTTTGCCACCATATTTTCTTTTAAGTGCCGGCTCTCCCATCATATCATTATCGATAATATATTTCCAACTTACTAGTGCTCGCGGCTGTACTTTTCTTTTATCTTCATCTACTAACATCAGCATCAATAAATTATATGGAGACTTTAAATTTTTCTTATTAAATAACTTATCCGAATTATTCCGCGCGTAGGATTCACCGTACTTATCTACCGTCTCAATCGGGCAATGGATTACGTGAATATTATATTTACCATACGTCAAATCTTTGGAAGTCTTCTTCGCCTTCTCCGTTTTACTGTATATTTTAAAATCCGGCTTTACGGACGGGTCTAGACCGAATTCTTTCGGCAGGACTTTCACCGCGACGATTTCGGCGAAGGCGCCGCGGAGCGTATCCTTATAAAATTTATCGCTCGTTACATCTCTATTATCAACCATATAATCGCCATCTTGTTCCGCCCTTTTCTTGGCAAAATCTGCGGCTAGTTTATATTCTTCTTCGCTGATACTATACCAATCATCTTTAAAATAGTGAACTTTATCTAACATTATTTAACATTCCTGAAATTTGGTACGTCCACAATCCGTTCCCGGCGCGAGACGGTATTACGCATGATAACCTCATTATATGCAGACTTCGCCGTCGCCAGGGAATTTAATAACTGTATCGCTGCCGTAACGGCTTCCTCGCGTGACGCGAAGCGGTAACTATTCATTACTCTCGTCAGCACTTCCAATACAGGCTCGGTAAGTTTTATATTCTCGTTCATGGGTATTCGCCCGTCTTGATATATCGTCGAAATTCGGCGAGTTTTCGTTTCATGGAGGGTAGATTCTGTTGAATTAGACGTTCGGTTTCCACGTCTTCCGCCGTGACTGTGTTAGTAGAGATGATTCTATTCATTTCGTGAATTAATATTCTAATGATATTCTGTTCCGGCTTGGCGGGGTCGGTGTGCCATCCGGGCGAGTCGATTACGTCCTGAATGATCATCTGATAGCGTACCCTATCCTCTTTCTCCATAAGGACTTGAACGTATTGGTGATCTTCGTACCTTGACAGGATTTTCTTCAACTCACCTACTAACATTATTTCAATCCGTTATAAGTTATTACAATCTGATATATTTATGTAAAAATTGAACTGCATCATTATATTCTCTATCGAGGGACTCGTCAAGCCCGAGTAGGCGACATTCGTTGACGAGTAGGTCGGATTCCCGCAAGTAGAGGTCGATAAAGTCCGCCGGCGCGTTCACCATATCGCGCAGATTATCTATTCTATCAATAAATTTAATTATGCGAATATTATCTTCAACAAATTTTAAATGCTGTCTGTCTAACGCCTTACGTGTCTCGCGGTTTACATTAGGAAAATTTCTCGAATGATTTGTTAAACAAAAAACCCCATACGAAATATTAAATCCGAATTCATTCTCGATATCTTTCAAATCAACTCCGCAGTCTTCCACGACATCATGGAGCCACGCCACGCAGACTTGCATTTCTGTGTACTGATGTAATGTCATGACACGCGCCGCGACTCGCGCGGGATGGACGATGTAGGGGATTTTGCTGGAATATTTGCGGAATTGACCGTGATGGGCTTCGCGGGCGAACTTGGCAGATTGGGTAATTAAGTAGCTCATAGATATTTTATACTTAGATAGTTGATCGTGAGATGTAATGTATTATCAATAATTATTAACAACCAGACGGACAGGTAATCCGGCACCTTGGAGGCATCGTAGGTATTGAATCGCTGGATATATTTAGCTAGACGTAATCTATCGATAATGAAATGTGTCCCGTACATGATAATATAGGCAATCCATGTAAAATACATAAAACCTAATAAATACGCTATCACAAACGGCAACATATAACACGCTGCATGCAATGAAGCCGCAACGCTAGATTTAACTTTATTTTCTGCCATCCACTGATTTTGCAAAATGTAATCGCCCCAGAGATGGCAAAGCAATTGTTCAAACATAGTTAGTCCCAATAATGAAACAGAGCGCAGCCCATGATGCCGCCGGCAATGCCGATTAATAGATCGATCACGATACCGAGAACGATCAACTTCTTATTACCACACATTGAGAGCCTCCAATACTTCCGGAGCTATATAAATATCATCAAATTGAGATTTTACAATAAATTTGTTATCAAGTAGAAATTTTTCTACAAATAATTTATCGTTAATATCGGGACTAGCATTAAACTTTCCCCGGAACTGGACAACGCGGTTATTCCTGATTTCAACATTATAAGTGAGTACACTATCCTTTTCAATACCTAATAATAAACATTGATTATCCTTCATACTGGAAGCGTATCCCGCGATACAGTGATGCATATACTGTCCCCACTCGATCAATTCATAATTGGTCTTCGGAATCCGGATCGTCATGCCCGCTACTTCAGCGCCGTCCAGCTTCACCATTAATTCGGAGTCCAATTTATCAATAAGGCTAAAGTCCTTCGTTTGTAGTTTTCTATATTCCTTACTAACGTAATCATGAATCTTGCGCAACGTATTATACTCGGGCGTTAGCCGGATTTTGTCGCGATTCGGATACCACTGACGTAAAGTGTCCGCTAATTCGACATTCGAGTCCGCCGAATTAATAAATACTTTCAAGGTATCGAGTTGCGCCGATTTTGATATGGAGCGGAGGAATTTCCTGTAGTGGGCGATCTTCCAGGGGTAGACCGGAACTCCAGAAGTACACCAATAACTATATGATAGATAATCCATCTTTTCTAGAGTGCGATCCTTTTCTTCTATCGTTTTATAGAAATGATTAACGTCGATTATTCCCTTATGGATTTTATAGGCGGTTAATATTGTATGGTATTTACCGTATTTCTTCGCTTCCAAGGCTTGACCGAGCATCCGATTCAGCTTACGCGGGCGTTTCTTGCCGGCGATGCGGTCGGACAACTCCAGATGATTCCGCGCGTGCTTGGCGGCGCGATAAATCTCATTCTGATATGATACCTTAAAACCCTCAACCAACGAAGTAGGGAACGTCAGATATTGGATTACTTGTTCCAAGGTATATTTATTAGAATTGATCCTGGGAATACTCAATTTCGGACACGCGAAGTCCTGGATAATCTTGGAAACCTGATTGGACTTGGCGCGGGCAATATAGTTTTTAGACATCAGAATGGCGCTCCATCATCATCCTCGCGGACAGAAGGTTCGAACTTTAATCCGCTCAATCTAAGGGAATTTTTGATACATCTATTAATATATTTTCCTAACTTAGACTTCCTCGTCACATTCCTGATACGTTTGACGCCACGATCATGAGTTTTCTCGAAAATATTTAGTTTGCCGTTCTTGATATTGATGGTGAACGTATCGAAATCTTTCTTTTTATTACTGAACGTAGTGAAGGTTAACTTATTATCGGTTTCAAATATATTAAGAGCATTCTTTCCGTCGCTGGTGATACAATGCAGAATCGCGCCGTTCTCCAACTTTCGCTTGCGCGGTTTTCTCGGGGGTTTCGCAGTCCCCTTCGTTTCTGACATATTTATACCTCAATCAATATCTATATCAGGCAATTCAATGCCCGTCATAGCAGCAATAACAATACATGCAACCAGAACAATAATCAATATGATTACGCTATTAATCGCCGATACCTCCCCGAAGTCTCGAATTGTCCACGGACATGTATTTATTGGTACGCGCGTCATATTTTCGATTACGATTTCTGAGGAACGAAGGAAATATCTTCGCCGTGCATCCGATGACTGTTTTGTCGCCGTCGTTATTTGATTTGTAATCGTAAGTATAAGTGAAAGGTAGAGTTATCATTATTTTCTCCTAGGCAACTTAAGAATGTGAAATGGTCCGCAAACCGCCGCGTTGTAATAGGCAGAGCATGCAAGGGCTTTTTCGAGACGCTTTTTTGGAGAAAGGTGAGGGGTGGAATACAATGACCCTAATGCATAATACATACCCGACCCAGCCGCGAAACAATTATCTACTGATTCGGCGACCTGATAATCGCTCTGTATCTTGAAGACTCGACCGTATCCGCCAACTAAGAAACATGAATCATTGAAAGCCCATCCATTATCTCGAAATAAACTTTTTGCAGAATCAATGAAATCTACCGCCATATATCTAAATAAATCTTTACCATCAAAGGCGGGAGGATTAAATTTATATCTGAGTAATTGAGCCATACGAAACGAACCAGCGAATCCGAATATAAAGTCTCCATTTATAAATACATCCTTATCCGCACGAATAGTCACTTCCAAACCGTTGGTCCCGGCGCTGTCGATGCCCATCCATACATCGCCGTTATGTACAACGGACGCAACACAGGTCATTACACTTCTCCGTAGTTATTTTTTATTTCGATATCTACCATTAATGTAACCGCAATTGGGACACCTTTTTCCGTCTGTCGGCGCCATTTCTCTGTCGCAACCGCCGCACCACGCCAATCCTAGACGCGGCGCCCGGACCTTTTCGCGGTTGTTCTTCCATGCTTCATCATAGGAATCAGTCTCTCGGTTCATGGTGATCGACGGGTTTCCAAGCCTTGCGATCCATAAAGTCTTTGACTTCATCATAGCTAATTGGTCTAAATCCCCAAGGTCCATCAATTCCCACATCCATAGAGAGGGCGTGAGGGTCATCGGCTAAACTGTGGTGGCTATGACCGAAGCAATGGAACGATCCGTAATGAGACTTGGACCAAACGCGACAAGCGTAGTGATGTAAATAAATATATTGATCGCCTATCTTGATTTCCCGTGCGTCGTAAGCTTCGTTGAACCACCGCTTCCAGCGTTCCCCCTTGCGGAGTTGTTTATCGTGGTTTCCGAATATAAGTACCAAGTTCTTACAGCGTATACGGTTACGATAATATTCAGGATCGCCGCCAAGAGTGAAATCACCGAGACAATATAACTTATCATTGTGAGATACAGTTTTGTTAATTCCGTCAAGTATACATTCGTCCATCTCTTCGACATCGCCAAATCCGCGTTCCTTGACCATACGGTAGTGACGAAAATGCCAATCGGATGAAAAATAGTAATTCATATCAATTCCGAAGGAATAAAAATGCGCCGCCGATTACCCTACCGACGGCGCTAGATTGTACATCTTGAAAGGATGTTGCCCATCATAAACTAGAGTCCACTTTTCCGTTTAATTGAGATATCAATCTTTATTTAGGACGTACTATCTATTATACGATCGCCGCTGATTGCATTACGAAAAAGAGAGCGGCGAGTTGGAATTGCACCAACATATTCCCAATTTGTATCTCAACCTTGATTGGACTCCGAAGAAAGGCGGTTCAGACTAGGGCGATAGATTCAACTTTAGATCGCCTTGATTCCCTATGCCAGTTCGGGTACAACGGCGCGTTTTCGGAATGCCGTCGGGTGGATTCGAACCACCAAATCTTCAATACGAAGATTATCAAGGACTTTTTTAATTTAAATCTAAACAGGAACTTCGTGCCCTAATTGATGACGCCGCCTTTCGACGACGCCAACAAAAACGTATCAAGCACCAAGAGGCATCGGATATCTTATCCCATCGGCGCTAGCAGATAGGAGAAAATTTCCTTACCCACTGATACGTTATCGACTTCGATTTGGTTCGCCTTCTCGCGTGCCTTCACGACGGCATCCCGAAGCTTGCGAACGCGATCGATGAGTGCGGATTTCTCTTTCGCTGACAGAGCGCCGGAAAAATCAATCTTCGTCCAATTTCCCACTATCTTATCTTCCATCATCACTTCGACTTGCGCCGGATGCTTGTCGGTTGCCTCTGCCTTGACGAACCGGAAAGGAACCTTTTTCGTCTTGGCGGTCTGGACGGGTTGACTGACGTAACAGCCGCGATTTTCATCAAATGTCCATGTAATTTCCGGAGAAAGTGTCGGTAGAGTCGAGAAGACTGTATGGAGATCAGTCAGTTGCTTTTCGAGAAATAGTAGTGAAGTAACGGGCACATCTTTAAGGATGGTAACGTCGTCCACCACAACATCGCCCTTCGCGACGGTATTGCCGACATCCTGAGTGACCACAATATCGAACAGCTTCGTCATGATATCCGACACGGACGCTAGAACGTCATCGACGCGGACCTGAACAAGCTTGTTTTCCGAGGGGAATTTCTCGCCCTCTTCGTCCAGAGGTTGATAGGTACGACTCAGACCGTTCAACAAATCCTGCTTGCTAAGACTTTGGTAGATTTTCGTGAGATCGGTCTTGGACTCGGTTTTCTTTCCGGTCGCAATCGCGATCACTTCGCAGAGATTAGGTTTCGCCATTTGTAAATCCTTTAATAAATATAAACTTTAACTTCATTAATAAAAAATGAACCAAAGAAAACTATAAAACACACTATAAACCAAAATGTCCAAATACCACAGAAGAATCCATCCCAAAATCTATCTTTCATATAAAATATTCCCCCTTGATGACCGGATTCGAACCGGCGACCTCGCGTTCCCTAATCGCAAATGCAAATACGCGCGCTCTAGCCAGACTGAGCTACATCAAGAGGGTATCCATAACGTTCGTCGCATCCTACTGACCCGATTACTCGGCTAACCACCCGCTATCCAGCCTGTCCGGACCATTCTTCCGGCTCACGGTTTTTATAGCCTTTGCGATTGTTACCGGATAGAAGGCAGCCACTTTTCGGCAAGATTTCGAAATGCGATTACTAGTTATAAATATACGCTTTTAGTTATTTTCGGTTGGAGACAACATTCTGATTCGCAAGCGTGCTCTGAACGGCATCAAGTGCTGCGCGCCCGGAGGATGCCCGAGCCGACTCGCCCGCAACGCTGACGACGGACTCATGCGCCGCCTTGAGATCAGTCCGCGCCTTGTCGAGATCGACCTGAAGACGACTCACATGCTCACGTAGCGACATAATTGTGGCTTCGGCAAGTTTCTTATCGCTGTCGCGATCTTTGGCGACTAGAGCGGCTTGATGTTCGTACTCTTTCTTGAGTGCGCTAGTCGCGATAGCGACCTGTTTATCAACTTCCTTTTTCAGCGTAACATCAAACGCATCGACCTTGGCGACGAGTTCCTTTATCTCAACTTCGCGAGATTTGAGGGCGGTTTCGCGGTTTGCCCAATCCGCCGCCAACGTCTCGGCGCGTAGTTTCTCACTCCGCTTCGCTGCGTCGATCTTGTCGGACAAATCCTGTTCTAGTTTCGCATACTTACGATTAATTGTATTGATATAATCTTCGTCTTCCTGATCGCGAATAGCCTCTAGCCGTTCCTTCTCGTCTTCCCACGCGGCGCGCTGAGCTTCGATTTCGGACTTAAGTTCGTCCAGATTAACGGCTTGCGCCTCGATGTCGTGGATTTCTTTCAGACGGCGCTCATGCTCATTAATAGTAACAATGAGGTTGTCGCGCGTGTTGAGAAGATTAACGATCTCATTACCTACTTTACCCAACTCAGCCGGAAGTGATAGTTGTAGGCTGGCGATAGAATCAACGACGGTTTTTGGCTTCACTTCCTTAACAGCCGTAACGGCTTGGGCGGTTTCAACCGCAGCAACGGTCTTCTTAGTTGTGTTAGATACTTTCTTGGGCATTCTAAACCTCCAGTTAAAAACAATAATTTCTCAATCGTCCCCCGTGGATTCGAACCACGTCTACGTCTTCCTAATAGATGTAAACCTAACTAACATTTAAACTTGCGTTTAACAAAAGATGTTAAGTTTATTTTCGCGTGCTGCCGTTACACTAAGGGACGAGCACAGAGGGATGGGCTTGCACCACCAACCCTTCGGTTTTCAAAATGTAATCCTACAGTCATTTAAGTTAAACTCAACAAAATATCGTAAGATTCATATCCGAATGCTCTAACTATTTGAGCTACCTCTGTAAACACCACTAACAAGATCGATCTAGAAGTTTTTCATTATTAACAGTAATGTATTCCAGATCAGCATTTAGGGGCGAGGCTAGTCTGATGGACTTGCACCATCTATAACCCCCTCACGGGGGACCGTTTACTACATCAGCGTAAGACCAGCAAAAAGGATCGGCAACAAAGATGGTGATGATTTTTCATTAACTAAATGTAATCATGACTACATTTACCGATTGTTTTTATTACGTCGTAATTATATCAATCCAGGTCCGTCGCGTCAAGCCCGGTTGGGATAACTTTCTTGGATTCCGCCAGCGATTCCGAAAAATGATCTTTGATCACCTTGGCGAAGTCCAGTTCCTCGCCCCGCGCGAAGTCGGCGATTCTCTTCCAAACTGTATCCGACCAACCGGCGATATTTAATACATCCTTGGAATTGGGAACCTGGGTTGTCTCATACGGCGCCACATCAATAAGAACAAGCTTGGCTTTAGGATTGCGGCGCTTGAAACGATCCCATTCTCCGGCGATTAAGGTATGATCTTGATTGAGGAGATTTTTTCCATTACTTAATGAACCGTAGGTCCGTAACCAATTGCGCGTCGCGGAATTCCCATTTCCCGAATATGCGGATAAAGCCTCATTGTCGGAGAAATAAACAACTAAATTACCCTTCCAATTCATCTCGTTAAGTTTCGCCAACGGTAGCTGACAGAATGTCCCGCCCCCGCCAATACCGGCTAATTTCGCCGAGTTCGTCATGATGGAATCGCGCGGATTGATATCCGGAGTATAAATTTTATCATCGAATGGTAAAACAATACTATTTTCATTCTTTCTTAGTACGCACGTAGCGAACATCGCCGCAACATCAACGCATCGAGTTTTAGTTGTAACGGAACCTCTGTCACCCGTCAAGGCATTCCGCATGGAACCGGAAACATCCAGCGCAATTGCAACCGAGCCGTCGCCGAATTCGGGAGTATTCTCCGTGGCGATCTCGGCGGCATCTTGGAGGGCATTCCGCAGACGCGCGGGAATATCGGTCGTATTCAGATACGTGGTTAAAAGCTGATACGGAAATACATTATTGCGTCGGACTTCATCGGGATCGCGCAGTTTATTCGCTAGCTTCGCGATAACGTTTGCATCGTTAACGCCGTGCCTCAGTATGGTATTTAGATTCATCCGAAGGGTATTCCAGGACATATCGAGGGCGATTTTCTCCCAATGAGACGATTTCAGAGGTAGCGATGTGAGCATCTGGAATGGCAATTTCGGAACTTCGGCTTTCTCTCCGTGCTTAAGACATAGTTTAAAATCCTCGAATGCCTGAACGATCTCGGGCAACGCATCATAATTATATTCCTTACCGAGAAGATACTTGAATAAAGCATCGTGTTCGAGAGTCTCGGGATTCGTGTGCGTCAACTTGATAATGGTCGCTAGACTAGGATCATTACCGATTGATTGCATGAATAACTGATGCGGTGTCCAGGATAGGAGTCGCTTTCGGAGAATGTTGCGCGGGCGGTATCCCAGATTGGATCGACCGACGACGCCGCTACGCACGATCCGGAAAAATCGCCTCACCATATCTACATTATTCGCGATAACGGGAAAAATCCTCTCCAGCAAATCGAGCCCTTCCGCGCCGCGCGTAGTCAGCACGGCACATAATAGAGCCGGTGTATCCTTCATGCGAGCGATCTGGCGACCGTAGACGGCGCAGGCGGCAACGAATTCTGTTGAACACTGTTTCGCCAAGACAAGAATCGCGTCTAATTGATCCTTGTCGGAACTGTAGAACTTATCATTGAGACAGCTTGTCGCCACGTAGGACGCCAATTCGTTCTCGGCGGTTTGGCTGTAGGCTAGCGCGCCCTCGGTATTGCGGGCGTTCGCCACGGGGATACGTCGATTCTTCTGTTTAAATAAATTTTTATTCATAGTCGCTGCGATCCTCTAACAAAAGTTAGTTAATCCTCATAGTAACAGGTTAGCACAATATTATTTTTCTTAACGACCGTAACACCGCCGAGATGCCTATATTCATCTGGAAAATGTTTCGCATCGCCCTTGGGTATGTAGTGTACGACATTACCACTGTTAGATCGTCTCACTTTACCATATCTGACAACAAAGTCAATGTCGGATTCCGAGATTTTCCGGTTGCGGCTCCGCTGCTTGGCGTGGTCCGAGAGAAGAATATCACCCTGTAACGTAGCATGAATATATTCCGCATTCCAGACGGAACGAAGACGCCCGGTTTTGGTATTACGTAGCCTCACTAAATAACGACTTCTTATGCGGTCGGGATGTCGCCTAACAGTATCCGGATCAATAACGCCATTCTTGGAGCCGGAATCGCGGATCGACTCGACTTTCCAGGCTGTAGTCGGATTATAATCAATTTTTATAATATCATTGATACGAAATTCATTTAATCTACGTACTGTTTTCATTGAAAGGCTCCACATATAATTGCAATAAATACAGGAAGTCCAACAATCATAACAAGTATCGTTAGATACGTCAAGATGTTCCAGAGAAGATTTTTTAACCTACATACGTTATAAGAATTCCATTCGCGCCTGTTCAAACTTATTTCTCCAGTAAGATAGGGTGGCTTTCTCGTAATTGGGCGTGCCGCCCTGATATTCCTGTACGACCTGTTGCGCGTAACCCGGCGTCAATTTCCGTAGATCGGTCGCCATGATAATGGGTAATCCGTCATACGCCCGAGCGTTATGATTAAGTTCTATAATTGGTATACATCCCAAATAAATAGCCTCCAAAACTCTATAGCTATCATTGCCGTTTCCCGGCGGCGCCGCGACGAACCAATGCTGCGCCATCTCGGCAACGAATTGCTCGAACGGGATATTCGCTTCCCAGGCTACGGTTGCCCAATTCTCGGTGGAGAACCAACGCTTGATGTCATATCGTTCGCGCGTGTAATTCTGGAAATTGATATAAAGAAGTCTATTTTTCGAAGTGTCCGGATAATTAAAAATAAAATTGATGGCGTTGGGGTTGCTGAATATTCCGAACGGTATGGGATCGCATCGCGGATCGTCCACCATACAGTTTGTTAAAAACCAATGTTTTATATTAGGAGGAATCTCATTAAATGTTGCGATCGTCCAGGAATGACATTTGATGGAATATTTATCTTTGGGATTGCAGGATTCGGCATTGCAGCGCGGCGCCACCGAAACGCCCAAATATTCTGTATCCGTCTGGAGCGCGGTCGGCGGAATTAGGTAAGCGCCCTTGTAGAAATCCATCCATACGGGATGCTGCGCCTGTTCGTAGAGCCCGAAGTCGGAACTTGAACTAACTAATATGTAATCTTTCCCGTTATTACCGTAGCGTTCGAAGAACGTCTTTACGTCGTCGCAACTTACGTGAACGATACCGGGATCGGGTTCGCCAGAATCGGGGGTCCAAATGGAGTCACAAAGACCTACATAAGCATTACAAACTATATAGTCGTGCTGTTTAATATTTGGTTTCATGCTGATACAATCTTATTTAATGTGTCAATAATTATATTTGCGGTATTGTCCCAGGTATACATTTTCGCGGTCTGGACCCCGCTCATGTTAAGTCCGAGTTCGCCCGACTGTTTCTTTTTATGTATACTTCGCATATGGTTGATGAGACTATCTATTTGCGCCGAACCAAATTTCGCCCAATCGCCCTGCCCGTGGAACCATTTGCCGTCGTTCGCGGGTTCTTTTGCGTCGATCTTAATAAGATGAGAGTTATATTCGTTCGCATACATCCTGTGGGCGCTGTAATCCGTCGTGATTAAATGCAAGCCCATGCTGAGCGCATCTAACGACGGTAAACCCCAACCCTCGGCGCGGCTCGGCTGTACGAGACAATCGGCGCCCGCCATCAACCTCGCAAGCTCGGTCGGATGATTGAATCGCGGCATCGACTCTTTGGGATTGACGTATCGAGATGGGAATATCCTTACCCTATGTCCCATTTTACCATCTAAATATTTACTCTCCCATTCTTTAACTTCGTTATATGTTAGGAACGGATTATTCCATACCATCCAAAGTTCTACCTCGTCGGTATAAATGAATGCATCTTGGAATGCCTTGATCAATATATCGTGACCTTTGCGGTGTTCAATTTTACCGACGTTAAGGAATATAGTTCTTTTATTCTTGTAAATAAGGGGCTTGACGTTCTCGTTGAAGATTTCTCGATCTGTGCCGAGCGGGACGACGTAAGTTGGAACCTCGATACCGTTTTTCGCTATGATATCCTTAGCCCAATCGGAGCATACAAATAGAATGTCAGAATTTTTTAAATGATGTAATTCTACTTCATTAAAACGGTCTAGTTCGAAGATCGGAAAATTAATGCGGAGTCCCTTACCAACATGTTGCGCCAAATCATGTTGATGCCAGAGCCGGATACTGGTTGCGCTCGGATCATAACTGCGCTGCCGGTCGAATCCTGCGCGTATATATTCCACATCTTCGGGATGTACCGTTGCGGTGTTGATGGGATTGATCGGGAAAATCGCTACGTCGTGACCGCGCCGTGCGAGCGCCTTGATGATGTTGGACGCTACCACTTGGTAAGACGTGTCAATCCCGATGGGGGCGGTAAAGTTTATATTCAATTTAATCTCCTACGGCATAGCCGTTTATACTTCGTAATTAATATCCTTAATGATGACTTTATCAACTAAAGAATTTAGTAACATACAGATAAGTTCATCATTATTTAAGTCCTTGGCGTTAATTCTACCAATCATGCCGTCAGAAAGGCAGGGACTGCAACCGTCTAATTTGATACATAGGGCGTAATTCCATTCGAAAAAATCTCCTCGCGCAAGATCGCTAAATTTAATGTTCTTTTTAACGATTCTATTAATATTCATACTTCGTTAATTGCTCCGCAAAGAATATGAACGATGAATGTTTCAACCTTTCCAAAACACGATTCGCACAGGTCGCATTCTCGATAATTCCCGCTTTCGGTATTTCCGGAGAAATCGATCAGTCGAAGCGAATCGTTCGGGATCGGATCGGAACAAACGTCGCACAGGTAGCCGATAGTTTTTGTATCTATGTATTCCTTTTTAATCTTCATACTTCGTCGAATCCCCCCTTACTCCAACACCTTTCCGCGACCTTACCGCCGATCAATCGGATAAAATCCACAACCTTGAAAAAGCAGTCCTGACACAATTCGCATCGATAATCCATACAGGCAGTATGATTTTCATAATATAATATTGCGGGCTCACGCGAGTAGAGTTCCCTATGATCGTCGTTGACGTTTTTTCCGCATACGTCGCAGAGATGACCAACGGTTTGTTCGTAAGAAACAGTTTTCTTTATTTCCACGGTCGCAACTCTTGTTTCTATATGTGAGCTTGGCTCATTCCATACATTCCATATAATGATTAATTACGTCGTCGCAAACATAGGCGAGACTCGTCACGACGCCCTTTTTCTTGATGGCGGGGAATTTCTTGCCGCATTTTATGACGGATTCCCCGTAGGAGTCGCGATCTCAACAAAGAAGTTCCACATCAATTGATCTGCATCGACATCCTTGATGAAGGGACCGCCGTTGAGCCACTTCGCCGTCGGATGCCCGCCCGCCCACTGATGCCCCCCGCTCGGCAATACGCACAGAGTCACCGGCGCGCCCGATTCTTGGGGAATCCAATCGCACCGAATCATATCGGCTGTTGTCGTGATGTTGGGAGTAGGATCGCAATGATTGTTGGCAACCCAAAAATTAATAGTATCCATGACGGGTCTTTGGGCAACCGGGGTGACGGAATCGGAGCCTGTTCCGCCATCGAACGGCATATGTTGATCGAGCAATCCATGAAAATGAATGATCGGCACCGGCTTGGTGGGCACGGGATCGAAACCCATATTGCCCGCGATGGGCGCGATCGCCGCAATGACATCGTTAGCTTCCTGCGCCAGCCGATAGCAAAGCATGGCGCCGTTGGAAATCCCGGTCGCGTAGATTCGAGACTTATCAATATTGTATTGGGCACATAAATCATCAATTAGTGCGCGAACGTATTTTACATCATCGATATTCTTTTGGACGGCGTGACCGCAACAGTTGCCGGCATTCCAGGTCAGTACGTTGAAGACGCCGTTACCCCTGGGATAGACGGTGATGAATCCGTTTTCATCGGCGGAATTATCCATGAGACTCTGACGTTGGGCGGAACCGGGATTGCCTCCCCCGCCGTGGAATACCAGCATCGCCGCCATCTGCCGACCGTCGTATCCTTCCGGCAAGTAGACGTTGTAACTACGCTTCGCGCCGTCAACTTCAATATCGTGATTATAAATAGTATCTTTCATATAAAATTCCCCTTTATATAGTATTATATTCGATTTTAGAAATATAAACCCTTTTCACAACAGGATTATCAATAGTATAGTCTACTTCGTTATCCGTAAAACAATAAATTTTTCTAGCACCAAGAAAAATATTTTGTAATCTATATAATTTTGGCTTATGTGTAGATTTTAATATCGGATCTTCCATCTCAAATATTTCGCCGACCTTCAAATCCTTAAGATGAATATTTCCACATCTAACGTATGTTTCCGCCATAGTATTCCTTAAATGGAAACGACATCAATAATTCTTGCACCTTCGCCATAGCCGCCCCTTCGGGGACGGTAGACAGGAATTGTTCCAAATCAAGTTGATTCGCTACCGGAAAAAACTTGTAAAATAATTTTATAATTTGATTTTCTGTTGCTGATTTGAATTCGATTTCCCGATCTATTCTGCCGGGTCGGATGAGCGCCTTGTCGAGTTTATCCCTATGATTGGTCGTCATTATGAAAATGATTCCCTCGGGCGAAGCGATTCCATCGATAGCGTTTAATAAACCCGAATATGTAATTTTGATTTTTGATTCCTTATCGTCACGATTCCCGAAGAGGCAGTCGATATCCTCCATAAGAACGAAACTTCCCTTTGGGAGCGCCGAGATTAAATTAATCAAAATCGCATCAGTAACTTCGGGATCGCTCAACGGCATGATCGCAATAGGTTTATTCAATTCGGTAGCCAGCGCGCGGATCAGGCTGGATTTCCCGGAGCCGGGGACGCCATGAAATAGGTAGCCGCGCCTATGGGGTATTCCCCTCTGTAAATACAAATCCTTATTTGATATAAAGTTATTAATATCCTTATATAAATTTTCTGCAATATTGTCGTCCAGAATGACGCTCGCCAACTTCCGGGAAGACTGGCGTTTCGGAGGCATCCAATACCCCCACCGCGACGAGAAAATTTCGATGGAGTCTTCGGCGCCCTCATAAAATTTGTCGCGTGCGCTCTCCAAGAAATCCGTCTGATATTTCGGATTGCGAGAAAATATTCTTATTGAAATATTCTCATAAAAAGATTTACTGTCCGCATTATCCAATTCCTTGCGGTGACGATTCACCCACGCCAGCCGACCCCTGTAGAAAAAATAGTGCTTCCCCGGAGCGGGCGACATGAGGAATGAGTCGGGATTGGAGGAAACATTCAGGTATCGTAGCCCGCCGATGAATTTTTGATAAGATAGATAATTTTTAACGTATTGAAATGATGCATCCGTATCGGGAATTTCGATCGTGGTTGACGTATGTTTAGTGATAAAATTAAATAATTGAATCGGCAACGATTTAATAGAGTTAATGATAAACCCCGATACCATCAGCGCCAATGCCGGGATTATCATATCCTTGCTAAAAAAATTATTCATTGAAAATCCTAAATTGTAAGTTCCTATAAAGCGCGTTCGGATTTACTTCCGAGAGTCCTGAGCTACATCCGTCATTCAATTCGATTAGAATCCAGTTGCCTTCGGTGGTTCTCGCAACGTCGGCAACCCAGAAATTTATATGCTCTGAAACTACATCGGAGAAATATCTAGTAAATTTAACGGCTTCAATAGGTACTAATCTATAATTATCAACAATTTCGTCTTGTGCTGTACTCCAGTAAAATCCGCCCGCGAGATAATTATCCTTATAGAAAAATAGTCGGTATTCCTCAGAATATGGTAATCCATTCAATCCGTGTCCCAAATAATTTAGTGGAATATATTTTCTATAAACAATATCTTGATATCCTATAAATCCATCCCGACGCAACGCGCTATCAACCTTGTATAAATTCTCCAAGCTGGCGGCATACATTTTCTCGTCCCAGATATGTTTTGCCGAATTCGTCACCCCCTTGAGAACGAACGGACCCGAATAACCAGACTCTATGACTGCGCGCAGCGAAAACCAAGTCTTCGGCGTGAATGGTGTAACGTCGCGGTAGTATTCGAAGGTAGCAATATATTGACGTTGACGGTAAGAATTGATCGACCTACTGCCGAGATTATATAAATCGTCTTCTAGTTCTTTCCAATCGATCGCGCCATAACCACGCGGTATTACAATCTTATCATAACAGCATTTCGTTCGAAGTCTTTCCACGTCGAAGTAGCATTGCGCCGCCTCGATCTCCCTTTCCTCAAGGTCGCGGTGCGCCAGAATAACGTTCCTATCCATATAATTCCTAATTCAACCCCCCTGGATAGGGGGGATAAGGATGCAGTCGTGCTCCGGGTCCAACTCGGTCACAAGTCTATGATTTCCCGGACTTTCAATCGAGAATAGCATCATACCTCGCTCGCGCAACGGTGTCAATGTCGAACGAGCGGCTTCGATGGTTTCGGGTCGATCCGGGTAGTATTCGCATAGAGGCTTGTCGCCGTATTCCTTATGGAGTAACTTTAGCGTTGGCATTGATTTGTCCTGTCGTTGGGTCTACAGAATAATTTTTCATAATAAATGTTGATCCAAAAGAATTATCTAGGGATGGAGAACTTTTCACATCGATATTATTCCAGATTGGATGATCAACCTTGAAAACGCACCCGAGAGGATTTTTCGCCTGATTTACATTCATATCCAGGAAACCGAATTCTACCGAAGTGCCGAAATTATCCGAGTTGCTCGGTCCCCCGTAATGGGTCAATTCCATGAACGGGATTCCGGAGGGCGTCTGAGGCGCGCCGAAATGCTGCATCTGGAAAATGCCCCGCTTGATGGTCCGGGACGTGCCCCAACAAATCGTGCCCTTCGAGGGGATCGAGAAAGATTCGCCATCAATATTGAAAATACCGTTCGTCATGAAGACGCCATTACCGACGATCGCATATTCGGAGCCAACATTCGTGAAGAAATTCCTTCCCGCAAATGAAGTCACGCCGTCGCGGAGCCGGAAATTCGCTCGGGAGCATCCGTCGCCATAACAATTTTGAAAATGCGCCATCGTGAACATTAAATCGAAACAGTAGTGGGCGCTCCCAAAGTATGTAGAATCTTTAAAAATATGGCTGTAGCTAGTCCCAGCCGGATACCTACCCTTACCGCGCGACCCCTGCGCGAACGCGCATTGCTCAGTCTCGATATTCGTAGCTCGGAAAATCGTGAACGGACATCCGTATTGGGAATAACCCATGAAACAGATATCGGAAATATTATGATTTCCAGTAAAGCTATAATCGGACAAATGCTTCCTATCTACGATGAGGGCGGAAGTTGATATAGATCGCTTCGCCCAATCGCCGTTCAGCGTGCCGGAATCGACATACAGGATTCGGTTCGTCCGGATGTCTGAGGGTGTGCGATTCATGGGCATAAGTGATAATGTATCAGATTCCAACTTATAATATTTGTTAAAATGATTGACTGGCAATCCATCTATACGTTTCTGTGCGACATCTCCGCTCGCAGTTGTGTATTTAATTGAGTTGGATAATTTTAGACCCCAGAGCGTGAAAAGCGGGCTCTCCGAAAAATAGACAACGCTGCCGTAAGTCCCCTCGGAACCAATTAGAAACGGGTTATCGTCCCTGTTATCCATCAATTTCCTGCCGGGGTGGGGACCGGCGAACGGCGCGGATGTACGCTGAGGCTGTATCAGCTTTCCAAGATTGTAAAACTGGATGACTCCCGCTTCTGTATCGATACAGATGGATATTTCATTGTTGCCGGGTTTGACGGGATAAACAAATCTGTGATAAACGGCGTCCGAAGTCACCAAGTTGAATGTGACGCTTCCCTGATTGTATATTAATTGGAACGGGGTGAGATGGTCGTGATCCGTCTGGATCGAGAAAATCGTGGCGCGATTGAGTGTCGGATCAATATCAATTTTAATGTCGATTGTTAGCTTCGACGTATTAGCGTACCAGTCGTTATTGCCTAATGTGAGGGGACTCCATAAGGAACTAATCAGGTTATCGCCCGACAAGTTGAATCCCCAGATCGAAGCGGCGTTGACGGAACTGTCCAGGATGCCGGTCCCGCTGACGAAATGTTTATCTGATAGATCATAATTCATAAATCCCATCAGGAACCCGAGCGACCCGGAATACTTTCCGTTCCGGAAGCCGCCGAAGGCGAATTGTGTCTGGGACTTGCCGGCGCCCCGGATGTCGAGTTCGTTCGGGATCAGTAATTCATCGGCGAAATTGAAGACGCCCGCCGGAAATTCGACGGGCAGGTTTTTTGCGACGGCATCAGCCGCCATCCGCGCGAACTCGCGGGAATTCGACATACCGGAAGACCAATTATTTTGTACGAAATTGTAATCAAGAGCGTTTATGAAATTCGCCATCGTGCGGTGCCCCCTCAAATTCTCTAAGTATGTATTTAACCGATCTGCGATCGGACCTGTTTTCATGTTTTTTGTCAACCCCGTCGGGGGTTCCGTCATAATCGTCGAATTTGCGGTCATTCTTAGCGCCGCGCCGATACGATTTGCCCACACTCAATCCTTTAGATTTAATACCTGTAAGAGACGTTTGCGAACAATTTTTCCGTTATTATTACGAGATACATTGTCAGCGCCGTCAACCACACGGTCGCGATGCCGATGATGCAAGCCAACGAATTGATTAGCCTCATCAACTTTATGAGCCGGGAAATATTTTCCGGTCTTTTCGTAACAGACTGCCGTAATCGGACAGAAGCATTTGTTGGAATTTGGCGACGACTTGAACCGCGCGCGGAGTTCTCGGCGCGGACTGTATTCACTGGGTTTTGCGAGCGACCATTTTAATTTCTTTGTTGTAGATGCTAATTCCTGATAAAATTCACTCATCTTCATTGGATAAATCCTTATATGAGAACTAAATTATTTAAATTATTACAGAAACGAAAATTCTTCCTCTTGACGCAAGCAACGCCCGACTTCACAAGCTCGATCCGCGAATCCGGCGCGTAAACCGACAAACTCTCCAGTGTGGACTTGACGCACATCCCGAGATTGACGCCACAAACCCTTATTACTGAATTATCGATACCTCGATCGAACATGTAATCTAATAGGTCTATCGCGCCGTCGTCGGAATTTTTAAACACATTATGAACAAATTTATAATTTCTAATGAATTTTGATAAATCGCTGCGAAGCGAGCCGTGACCTTCGTAGAGGAGATTTACGATTGGGTAACTGTACTCGCGACAATAACGGATTTCGCGCGACACAGACGAGATCAATTTTTTGTCGTTGGAGGCTGGGAATTGCCTCTGTAAGTCTATCAACACCAATACCATACTGGAAAAGACGCGAACTTATACGAAGTTCATGTCGTTACTCCTTCATATAAATCATGTAATATTCATCGCCGTTGTCGCCGCGCCGCTTCGTGACGGTCTGTCGCCCCTTGTGCTTCGCGGACGGCTTCGGCTGGGATAAAAATCCGTTCTTCTTTAGCATAAGCTGCATGGCAAGTTCGGCTTCCGGGCACCAAACATCGACATTTAAATTTAATGATTTTAATTTCTTTACGATCGCGGTCCCCAGCCCCTCCCGACGGTAATCTTTATCAATTAAGATTCTAACGATCGTGAGGAAGTCGTCCGACCGCTCGTAGATCACGTACCCAGCCGCCTCATCGTCCACCGTAATCAGATAGCCGAGCCGACCGCGCTTCTTGAATTTCTCTTCCACTAGCTGCGCGTAACTGAGCGGGGAATCGACGTTCCGGGACTCCATATCCGTGCAGTACAGGGACAGGTCCGACTTGTTGAGTACACGAATGTTGATTTTGCGGTCTATGGTTGTATTATTTGACATTTTGAGTAGTAATTTTATTCACGGCGGTAGGATCATTATAATCTAGAATATCTTGATCAAATTTCTCTTTAGTAGCTTCGTCCAGGCGACCGGACTCGTCGAGTTCATCCAAGTAATCGGAGCACATTTTAATAAGTTGGTCTTTCCGCGTCAAGGGGATATTGGCGAGCGCGTCGGAGACGGCTTGTGCGTCGTCGATATCTACAGAGGCTAGCGCGGCTTCCGCCTCTTCCTTGAGGGAGGGATCACGTTTCTCTACAACGTATTTTTGAATATGTGCTTTTTTAAGCGCGTTCTTGCGGGATGATTCGTTGCCGGGCTCGTAAGTATAGCAGGCTCCGCGACTGCCGTACTGATATCCGGGTTTACTATTGCTATGACACTCATGAATGGGAATGGTACACCACCTTTCTGGGGTTAATCGTCACTGACGGCGACGAAACTAAATGGTTCGACATGTCTACCGATATCAAAATTGTGAATAAATTCTAGCGCCGATTCTGGCAAATCGTAATATTCTGAATCTTTATCGGAATCGTCGGGACCAACTTCTAATAAATCATCAACTCTAATATAAGAATCCGGAAATAATCGTCTAACCGCACAAGCGATCGGGCAAAATTCGGCGCTAGCCTTCTCGCCCTCTTTAATGTCGTCCTGCGTAACATCAATCGTGATCTTTTTCATTACTTATAATTCCTAATTCGCCTATTTTAACATATATTTTTGTCATCGCAATATCATTAGCTATATATACACCAATCACGTCGTCTTACTAGAATTCGTTTCAGTCGTCGAAATCATCCAAATAATCTTCTTCATTATTTTCGTCCGTATCAATCACGAATTCGAACGGAGCGACGGGATTACCCTCGTCGAAATTACTCACGAAATGATTGACGGAATCGGGTAGGTAATAATACGCTTCACAACTAGTATAATAATCTTCCTCGGGATTATATTCATTATAAATAGATACAGCATCGCCGGTTACGGAAACCCACTTGCCCGGGAAGTGCCGGGAGATCGCCCGCGCGACCGGGCACTTGTTGCAATCCTCACGGACTCCGCTACAGATGTCGCCTTGCGTGACGGAAACTGTTACTACGGACATAGTTGTGACTCCTATTAATATTTAAAAAATAATGAAAATGTGTCCGGCTTGACGGGCTCGCCGGCATCGAATTTGGAAATAAATTCCTGAATTTTCTTGGTATTATCGCATTCGTAGATAGGTAGACGACTTTCCTTATCGTATAACGTGATTCCGGACAAATTGCCGACGCTCGGTTCGTATTGGGGAAGCTGTCTACTCAGCGCCAGCGCGACGGCACATTTATCGCATTCTCCCCTCTTGCCTCGGTCGATATCCTGTTGGGTCACTTCAAGTTTAATACGCATGTCGTTATATTTTCCAAGGAGTAAATTCAATCTGAAATTTTGTGGGAGAAACATTCTTTTTTGTATCAATAAGCATTTTTAAACACCTAGTTCGCTACGGATCGTGGAATCCAACAGACAAGCCGCCGCGTAATCGGCGACGATGATTTTAATTTCTTTTTTCAAATCTTCATCGGTCATATTATTAGAAGAGTACGTAAATTTTAAAAATAATTCGAAAATTTTATCGGTCGTTTCTTGTAGCATCGCGGCACTCCTGGATTTTCGTTGTCGCGGGGAATCCTACACCGACGGGCGGCATCCGTCCAGACGATTTTATAAAATTTTTATTTAAAATAATTCTTTTAAATTTATAAATTAAATAAATCTATTGTACTGAATATAATTTTATTTATAGAAACGAAATTATAAATTATAATCGAAATTCGGTCGTCGAGAGATGCCAATCAACCTTCGGATCGGAATGGGCGATTAGCGTTCGATCCTAGCCGTCTGGCGTTCGATCTGAGGGGCGTTCGGAAACAAGACCAACGGATTTAAGTCCAAGAGTCTGGACGCCGTGGCGCCCCCTTAGCGTTCGTTATACGAAAAATTATCTATTTTAACATTTTCCAGGGGTGTGATCCCCGTATTGTGAAGGCGCCCATACGCGCACGCGATATAGGAATAATATAATAGTTAATTAAAGAGAATATAGTATTTATATTAAGTATTTCTTTAATATTAAAGTTAATACAAAGAATATAGTTATTACATACGTATAATAATTATATACGTGTTATTACATACAGTATATATAAAAGAAATACTTAGTATTCATACACGTATAAATTAATAATATACGTTATATTAATAGAATACTTATTATAATAAACGGGTAAATTATAATATATTATAAAGCTTAATAAAAGTGCTATAGCACTAAAAATTAAAATAGAAAATATCTGCGCGCGTATTCAATATAATTAAAAACAAAAGACCCGCGCTATGCAAACTACGTATTTTAACTATCTTGACAAGATTATTTAATTTAACGCGCAGTAATTTTGCGCCGAAACAAATTCGCGCGGGTATAATAACTGTAAAAACATTAAATTCTATCAAAATGGATTTTATAATTGCCAGGATTAAATAAATTCTCGCCCTGTTGCGATTGCAGTTGCACGACGAATCTTTGTTTGACAGGATACGTATTCGATCATAACGCTTTAACGAGCGGGGTTAAATATGACCCGAATATAGCCCCGGATTATGTCGGCGTACATAAAACTAATGGCTCCAAAATAATAAATTACGCGGTTTATAATTCGTCCGGCGTCTATGTTGCGAGCGCATTCACCGGCGCGAGCGGCGCGAATCAGAGTCCTCTTTATACATGTTTAAATATACCGAATAACACCTTCCCGATCGTGTCCGGCACAAACCCCGTCCAGTACGCGACTTCCGGTTTCTTCTATACACAGCCTCTGGGTTGTCACGTCCCCACCGGCACACCATTCGATTGCGGCTATATCGATGGTTACGCATACACTTTCCTATCAGGAAACAAAATTCCTGTTGCAAATATCGGATTCTCAGCTTATATTGGTGGGATCGTCCAAGCGACGGCGGTTTCTGACTCCAATGGGCACGCGCGACTTTCCGGCATATTAACGCAAACTATATCTCCCTATACAGTTAAGGCGAGCGGTACAAATTACCCCGCCGAAACATTGTCGTTATCTAATTTTTACTGTAACGCGGTGGTGAATTTTTATAGTGGAGTTCGTACACCAGATTATTTATTAACTTGTTCAACTGGAAATTATTACGGCAGATACTTAACTCAGTGTAGTCAAAATTCCGGCGTCCTAGAAGCGAATTTCGATTGCTCTCCCGTCAATTGCTTTAGTTGTGGTCTTTTGGCGCCGATCGGAAACGAATCAGGCACAAGTATTTTGAAAGACCCGATTTTCATGGGAACGCCGTGGGGTACAATTACGTTACCATTCACGACCAACGTTGCCCCATTTGGAAATACTTGGTCAGCAGTTGTAAAATTGCCGGTGACGCCCGTAAATTGTATCGCTGCGTCGGGATTTCCTTCGTGCCCGACAATTTGTCCAACCTCATCACAAAGCACAACCAACAATATACCGTCCCCGCTGATCGCGTCTGGAACCTTTACAGTTGTATTGAGTTGTATATCAACAAGCGGCGGCGCAGCTTTAAGTTTAGATATGACATTACCATCGAAAAGTCATTCATCGTCTACCAATCCTAATCCAGATACATGTCAATTTGCTGTTGCGGGCGCGTGTTCTCCCGGAGTCCTTGGCGGTCTTCAAAGATTCGCGACACCGAATGCTCGTCAGGCTCCCACCATATCGTCAGACACTCCCGACGGCTTCGTGGGCGACTATCCCTGTTATGATAATTACGGATTATGCAGTATCACAGGAACGTGTTTCGACGGATTCGGCTCTCCCCACCAATGTATTCAGAAAGTCGCGGTAGCCAACGATGCCTATGCGGTCTTCGCACTTGGAAACAGATGTAAAATTAGGCGCGCCAGCAAGTTGATTAATTGCGAGTCCGAAATAATAAGTCCACTTGATATAACTATGACAGTATCCACGGAATATGATCCCTCAACCATGCAGACTTGCTGTAGCGGATTCAGTCCGTCATCATTCACCGTAACCTTTACGGATTAATTATGATTTCAAAATGTTCTCAATGTCCCGTCTTACGTCTCAAATGGGGATGTCCAGCGAAGTATCGACCCCACCCGCGCTACTGCGAGCTATTACCGAAATATAACGATGTCGTCATGAAACACGCTTTAGCCGATAAGGTTCCCATATATATAGATAATATTCTTAATAAATCTTCCATATTCTTTAAAGATAAATATATTTCATTAACATTTCTTATTGACGACGTATCCCCAGAAACGAGAAGGATTTCCGAAGTGATCGGCGGCGATTTGGAACATATTCACGTCGTTGGCGCCGGCATGGAAGTTGAAGAGTATTTGAATGACGAACAATTAGAATTTTGTCGATCTACGTCGTATCCGTTCGTCTTCGACAAAGAATCTATATCTCATATATTAAATTTTTCTAATGTCGTTATTTCTCATGGGGTTTCAATTGATGGTCTGGTATCGCAGTATCCCGACATGGAATTCATCGTCATTGGCGACGGCGTGAATTCTGATTATGTCCAGTATGTTAACTTAGATAAATTTATACAAAAATATAAATATATATTTGACAAAATTATTAAAAAGAGAAGATTTGATAATAAGCCATCAAAGGCGTCTAGGGTATTTCAATTCGTCCAATCCATGATAAAATATGCAGCGTCGGGTTTCGAGAATGCGGAACTTGATGTATCCGCCGCGCGTATCAAAATTTGTGAGAGTTGTCCGGAATTCGTACCCTATAATCGGACATGTGGAATTTGTTCGTGCTACATGGATTTAAAAACCAAGATCGCCGCTTCGGAATGCCCCCTCAAGAAATGGTTATCCGTCCAGGAAATGAAGAATGAACCCAAGGGATGTGGTTGCGGCGCAAAATAAAAGCCGCCCTTTCGGACGGCTTGATAATTCGATATTGTAATATTACTAAATCGTTCCGTTTCTCAATTGCTCCTGGAACAATCGATCCGCCTTCAAGATGAATTCCATCGCCGCGATCGTGATTTCCGGGTTGTATTGCATAACAGCGCCCGTGCTGACGATGCGGATGTTGGGATAATGTTTCTCCAAATTTAGATACTTGATCGCCTCGTATGGGTCCACCTTGAGAAGACAGGCGACGAGATAGGCGATGCTGGAACTGCGCGAGATGCCGCCGAAACAGGTTACGATTAAATTAGATAAATCTATATCTTCTTTAATCACCCAATGGAAAATATCTTCAAGATGCCATTGTTCCGGCTTGACGGGATAAGAAGGTTCGGCATGGACGACATCGAAGAATTCACGCCGGACGAATTTCGACGCGCGAGCCTCGATTAATTGGATATGACGAGAATTGTCGCCGGGATCGTTTAATAGGACGACGGGTCTACCGACGCAGACTTTGGCGGCGATTTGATGGGGCAAAATATCCATTGTCGCTACGCTCCAATCTCGTAAGTGGGTTCCGCGCCCTCAAAGATAACTTCCACTTTGTTGGTAGCCTTCCTGAGAAAGAAATCATTAGTTATATACATACCGTCCTTTTTATAAAATGTACCCCGCTTTTGAGATGGCGTGAGATCGTTCCAGTTGATACCCTTCTCCGTCATCAATCTATCCTGAATCTCGTTGCAACTCAACCCGTGCAATTGTTTCTGGGAGAAGTGGTGTTGACCAACCATCTGGACAGAGTTCCGCGCGGCGTCGTTTTCGCGCCAGACGAAGTAATTCGCGGCTTCGATCTTATTGGGAACCTGCCAGGTCCGGCAATCGAAGAATACATTTTTAATTTGATGAGTTTCCGACAGAAATGATCTTCTATTAATAAAAAATTGCGTTGTCATACTGGCGAGGATACTATTTAACTTGTTGATTTTTCCGCCAAGGTAGTATTGCGTTTCAAGTTCGTCCTGCCAGAATAATAAACTGATTTCGTCGGATTGTGTATATCCCAACTTGGCGCCGGTTTCCTTGACGAGATCATGGGTTACGAACTGCATCGCCGCCATCAGACCCGGATCAAATGGCTTGGACAGCCCGCGCGTGAACGTATGGAACGCCTTCCCGTCGATCCGCGCGAGCGTCGGCAGATAATCCATCAGATTTATAGAATAAAGGCTTTCGTATTTCTTCATTCTAGTTCCGAGACTATCAAACATATTAAAATCCTTACTGATTTATCTGATTTTGAATGGTCGTGATCATTACCAGCGGGCTCGGTGACATACTAGCTAAGCCCTGCCCGATTCCCAGCAACAAGCCTTGTGTGAACGTCCCGCCCGTCGTGGTTGGCACCGTGGAAGTCTGAGACGGCGTTACCGGGGTCGGCGGATAGGTTGCTGCAACAGTGTCCGACAGACTGATTCGATCTTCTAAATTAATTACGGACGGAACAAATTTTCTCTTATTCATAATGGAACTCCTACAATAAAAGGTGTTAATACACCCTTATTATAGGAGTCGCGACCGACGGTGACAAGATCAAATTTACATTAAATTAAGTCTGCGGGCTCGCGCCGGTACGGTCATGTTGCGGACGACTTCTCGCTTGATCGTGGTCAGTGTCGTTGTAGTATGTTCGCGAATCCTATCCATTTTTTCAGTTATCCAGATAGATTCTTCTATATGTAAGTTTTGTATCAGAGAAAATTTATTATAGAATTTATAATGTATATCATCTAATCTTTTTAAATAATCTTTTAATAAATGATCTGCTAATATTTGCGCCTGACCCTGCGCCTCCAGGTTGAATGCAACCCTGTATGAATTCATGAATGTAGTCATAGTCCGTTTAAAGCTATCTACAAGACGACAAATTTGGTGGGAAACTTCTTTGTTGTCCAATTCTTCAAGTATTGTCACTAGATTGATGGCACTAGGAAATTTGCCGAACACATATTTATCCATGTGTCGCTATACTCCACATATTTAATGCATTAGTACGTTTGAGTAACACCATTCATAATATCATTACGAACGCGAGTAAGAACCTCCCCGAGCCAGTTTTGACCCCTCCAGTTTTTACGATCATGAATAAGAGGGTCGTTTTCACTCAATCCAACTCCCCACAAAATATCCGTCGGCGAAGCCTCTACCAGTGTCGTGCCGGCGGTCGCTATCAACTTGCGCAGCAGTTTGGGATTCTGGATAAATTTAAAATAATTGCCTCTATATACAATCCTGATACAGACGCGCTCCCATTCATCCTTGCGGAATCCCTTGACGAGTCGCCCGAGTTCCTTCTGTTCGCGCGGCTGGGATGCCTCCATAATGAGTTTCGCGGTATCTCTGTCTCCAAAATGCATCGCCTTCATATACATCATGTACTGTTCCGAGCAATTGAATTCCATTTCCGTTGCTGGATGATAACATAAATATCCTTCCTCAACCCTAAAACGCGCAGCGTGCCATTGAGAGAACGGCGAACTTGTCTTATAGAAGAACGTAAATTGTTCCGGATCATCATTAGTTATCATTGGACATTTACTCATTAATCTTCAACCTTGATACAGAGCCCGTAGACCTGTCTCGTCCACCCATTCACCCTGCCGTGATTGTTCGAGATTTGGAATTCCCGGTCGTCGCCTTCGCCCCGGATCGCGGTAATCAGATGCGTGAAGACATTCCCCTTGATCTTGCAGAGTACGGCGTCCCCTATTTTTAATTGATCTCTATGAGCAAAATCGTAATCCTTAAGACCTAACGACATACCCCTTTCCAGAGATAAGACCGGCTTGAGCGTCTGTTTCTGTCCCGAATAGATAATCGGGATCATAGAGTTGCCCTTGCCGCGATGATGGACCGTTTCGCCCGCTTGCAAGCGATCGATGAGACGTTCAGTATTAGGATTCATATCATCCCCTTTGGCAGTGTCTATGAAGTAATACGGCGGTTGCTGCACTGGCAAGATTTAGACAGATAGCCGTGTCTATATAAATAATATCATCGCAATCTTTGAGTACGGAATAGGGTATGCCGCCAAGCTCCGACCCGACAATATAAATTGCCCGCTCGGAATGGATATAATTAGTAATCTCGTGCCGCCTCAAATCGAATGTAGTATTCTCAACCGCGATAATTTTTGCGTCGCGCGGTCGATGATGCTTGAAATCTTCCCAATCTTTAAAGGACCAAAGGGGCAGATGTCTCCAACTTTTTGATATATCGGCTTTTTGTTTTTTATAGTTTGCTCCTATTGTAAATATAAATTGACATCGAAATCCATGAGCGCTTCTAAAAACCCCGCCCGCATTCAGTCCATTCGAGACGGAGTAGCACCCGATGCCGCAATAGCCGCGCATCATTACCTCACCTGTAGAGTAACCGTCTCTCCCTTACGCAACAGTCGAACGCGCGTCGCGTCCTGATCGGTCCATCCCTGTATCGTAGATGCGGGCGTTGTGCGGCATCTATCGAGGTTGAAAAATTCATTTTTAACTCTTAATATGTGACATCCGATCTCGTCTGCCCAATGATATCTTGTGACAATTCCAATATCGCCATCCTTCATATCGATCATACGGATGGTAGAATCTTGTGCGGCGCTGGAAATAACATCGTAGCTCATAATTATTCTCCCTTGGGGCGTTCTTCCTTGGAAATCCAGGAAACAAATTTGGATTCGTCGCCCGCTACATAGATCAGCAAGCGATTCCCGCGCGGGTCTTTCTCGACATATCCCTTGATGATGTTGCCGCTATCCCTGTCTTGGATATTTATACACTGACCGGGTTTGACACGCTTGACGAACATGTTTCTGCCTTCGATATTCGCCGATGTTGTCTCTATAGGCTATTTTAGCTAGTTCGCCTTTCTTGTCAAGAGTCCAATAAATTTTTCATCTTGTCGAGTTCGGCTTGGAGTTTCTGAATAATCGCGGCGATGCGTCCCGCTAAAGGAGTTTGGTATCTATATCAATAATATCGTAAGGTGTAAATATCTTAAAGGGAGTTCCAGCCTTGGCAGCGAATTCAACCGTCGATAATGTTCCGGAGAATTTGTAACCGATTCCGGAATAGAACGCATAAATAACGTGGGAATTCATTACAATTAACTTATTTCTCTTGATTCCAGCCGCCTTGTCGTAGGGTTGTTTCCCATCCTGTCCTCGCCAGAGCGCCGGATAGATATCGACGGCGATACCGTATTCCCGAGCGACGTGTTCCGCCCGTAGATCGACGGCGCCGCCCGCCCCGCTCACGATGCAGATGTTGCCTACGCCGTTATCATCAATCAATCTCTGAATTAAATAAACAATAAGGGATAGTTTAGGAAAATCGCGACTTCCGACGATCGCGCAGCGTTTCATGGTGGTATAGACACCTATCATTGAAGCTCTAAAATAATATATCGAACATCCTGGAGATTAACTGTTATGCAACCATACTTACTCGATGGATCGTTGCGGTTTGAGAGAGGGATTTTCAGACTCGACAATTTGGAGTAATTAACATTAGTAATTGTATTAAATTCATCGTCAGATAAATATACATCCGCCTGAAAAGAATTTTGATCTTTAAATTGAATAATTAAAAGATATTTTTTATAATTCATATTTATGCCTTATCGCGTAAGCGACGTTAGTGATTAGAGTTCCGCCAAATAGGATTCGAAAGCCCGTTCCGCCGCGAGCAGTTCCTTAAGAAAGAGGATATATTTATCGTCCGGGAATCCCTGTTGATTTCCCATGCAGGCGACCGGAAAAGAGAGTCCCCATTTCGTCTCCCTGTAAGCCGCCCGCCGGATGTAACGCGCGATGTCGAGCCCGGTATCCAGCCCCGGGAAGATGTATCGGTTGACGAAAATGAGTCGGACGGGACGGACCTGCATGAGCCAAATCGCGTATTCGATCGATTCAGCCCATATATATCCGATGGGAGGCTGAATATAAGGATCAGCCCATACATTAATAGGTTCCATCGCGCCACTCCGTATGATAGATGCCGAATTGTTGTGCCGCATGGGAGAATTTCGAGATGCCGGATTGTTCAACCCAAAAATAGGTGAACTCTTCAATAATGTCGCATTTGACGGCATACGTCGCCAGGATCGTAACGGCGAATCCCCGAAGACCCCAGAGTCGAGTGTGAAGCATCGACGCCTCCGTTCGTGCTAAAGCATCAATTCATCAAAAAATCCGTCTCCGTC